AAGACAGACCCGTATTATACTGGGTTATACAGGTGGGAAGAGATTTGGAAACGGTTCAGGGGTAAGGAGGATTTGATAGGGGCTGAAATTGGGGTACAGGCCGGCAGGATGGCGAGCCGTATGCTTGGCTGGGAATCTTTAAAGGAATATTGGTGTATAGATACATGGCGGTCTTATGATCATATCCCGAGACAGGACACGCATGATAAATGTTTTCATAATTTTTTACAAAGGGCTTCACTCCATCCGGGGGTGGTTCGCATATTGACCTTGACAAGCGAACAGGCCGCAAAGAATTTCCCCGACGAGACTTTCGATTTCGTTTTTATAGATGCCGATCATGATTACGAGGCAGTTGCAAATGACATACTGTATTGGGGAAGGACCGTTAAGGTTGGCGGCTATCTTTGCGGCCACGATTACGGCCATAAGCATTGCAAGGGTGTAAAGCAGGCGGTTGACGAGATATTTCCGACCCGTGCGGTAATTGGGGACGATTGGACATGGTTTGTCAGAAGGGAGACAAAGAATGGATAGAAATCCAAACAAGAGGCAGATTAAGGATCTTAATAAGAAAGCGGAAAAGATAGGAGATCTTTTAAATCTTAAAAAAGTGGCGTCTTTCAATATGGCCTGGCAGGAGCCGAGGATTAATCTTGAGGGCGGCGGAGAGTGCTACCCCTTAATAGATGTTCTGGAGCGTCTGGCCGAGATGGTCAATGCTCCAGTTAAAGACCCCGTAAAAAAGGGCCGCAAGAAAAAGGTGATCTATTCAGACAAGATCGAGGGGACAACCGAAGTTTAAGATAGATGATGCATAATGGTTATACCATATTCGGAGGCTGATGAAAGGTTTAGGCCTGGGGTCGATTGGAGGGCATTCCCGGGGCCACAAAGTAATTTTTGCAGGCGGGGTGAATACGAGGTTTTATTCGGTGGTGCTGCCGGACCCGGGAAGACTGATTGTTTAATAATGGTTGCCCTTGCTTATGCGGATAACCCGAATTACAGAGCGGTAATTTTCAGAAGGACGTTTCCCCAGCTTCAGGAGATTATAGACAGATGTTGGAAGTGGTATCCGAGCAGGGGGGGAGAATACAGGGCAACGGAGCATAGATGGTGGTTTCCCTCTGGGGCAAAAATAGGGCTTTCCCATCTGCAGCATGAGGACGACAAGTACAACCACCAGGGCCGTGAATACCATTTTGCGGGTTTTGACGAGCTTACGCAATTTACGCAAACTCAGTATACATATATTTTATCAAGAGTTAGAAGCACAAACCCCGAGATTCCCGTTACGGTAAGAAGTACGACGAACCCGGGGGGAATTGGACACATTTGGGTTAAGGAACGGTTTGTAGATGTAGCCAAACCGGGGGTGTCTTATATTGATCCCGACACCGGGCAGAGTCGGGTGTTTATACCAGCAAAAGTAACCGACAACCCGGCATTAATGGAAACAGACCCATTATATGTCAGGAGGTTGGAAGCTCTGCCCGAAATTGAGAAAAAACGTCTTCTGTATGGTGATTGGGAGACATTCGCGGGGCAGGTTTTTGGGGAACTGTCTCCGAAAGTACACGGTGTTGACCCCTTTGTCCTTCCGATGGAATGGAAATATTTCGGAGCTTTTGACTGGGGATATGCAAAGCCATATTGTTATTTGATATTCGGGGTTAATTTTGACGGGGTTATATATCTCGTAAAGGAATTATACGGCTGCAAGGAAGGGGAACACGACGCCGGATTAAGGAAGACCAACACCGAGATATGCCGGGAGATCGAAAGGGCAGAGTCGGAGCTCGGACGCAAGATTGATTATAGAGTGGCAGACCCGGCATGTTGGTCTCCGACAAAGCTAAAAGGTTCTAACAAGCACCACGGCCCGTCATTTATTGAAGATGCCAGCAGGGAGGGGTTGTATTTTTTGCAGGCAGACAACGACAGGTTGCGGGGGAAACAGCAGTGTCACCAGCGGTTCGCTTTAGAAGTAGAAACCGATCCCCAGACAGGAGAAGTCACCGACGAGTACCCCCGCTTTGTCGCTTTTAACGATTGCAAGCATTGGTGGCGAACAATGACAAATCTCAGGGAGCACCCCAAAAACCCCGAAGAGGTGGACAGCAGTCAAGAAGACCACATGTTCGACACGACCAGATATGCCCTTATGAGTGTTCCATTAGCTCCGAAGTTTGTGGACCCGATACCGCAGGGAACATTTCAGGCAGAGCGCCGGCGCTATCTAAGAGCCAAGAAATATGCCGAAAGGCACGGGGTAAGTATGGAAGCAGCATATTACAGGGTGAGATAAGGAAATAAATGCCAAGAATTAGTATAAAAGCGCAGGAAGTGCAAAAGAAGTGGGAAAACAAGATTTATCGTGCAAAAAAGGTGCGGAAAAACTGGAAAGAGCTGTTTAAGGTTCAACTGGCCTTAAATTATCTTGACGGGAAGCAACGCCCACCCGGATATACAGACGAGGAGTGGATAACGGTCAACACCGTATATTCCAATCTTAAAAGTCAACTCCCGAGTCTTTATGCTGCAGACCCGTATTTCTATGTGAAATTAAGACGTTCTTTTAATCCCAACCCGATGGCGATAGTGTTATATGAGAAAAAAGGCAGGATACGCCAATCGATGCTAAATTACCTGAAAGATGAGCTCAAGATGAAATCCAAGGTTCGGGTTTCGATTCAGGACGCCCATTTCTCTTATGGTGTGATAAAGTCCCATCATACTTCCGATATAATTGAAAATCCCGATGGTGGTGAGCCGATATATGACGATGACGAGAAAACCCCATTGGTAGACGATAAGGGGCAGCAGCTTATCGAACCCATGACCATTCCCATAAACAGCCGGTATAGACTTACAAGGGTTCATCCGGATGATTTTTTATGGGGCGAGGATTCAGGACCGCTGGAGGACGATTGGGATTGGGTGGCTCAGTGCATAAGGGAGCCCTACGAAGATGTGAAGAAAAACCCCCTGTTTAATAAAGTGGCTGTTAATAAACTTGAAGGTACCGGTGAAGACAAGGACGATGAGCGAAAGCACAGGGAGGAGCGACGGAAGGGTTCTGATATTAAGGGCAGGTCTGACACTAAAACAAAACGATCAAAAGATCGGAGGGAACCCGAGCTTGTTGTAAGGTGGGAGATTTACAATCTCAGGAAAAAAACATGGCTGGTCATTGCCGAGAATGGCGAAATCCCGCTTTTAGACGAAGGGGAATTACCGAAGGGAATTGAAAAGCATCCATTTTCGATATTAAGGTTTACTCTTAGAGATGATTCGCCCTATCCGATACCCCCGATGTCCCAGGGTCTTGATTTAAGCCGCGAATATAATATTGCGCGATCTGACATTTTAAGACACCGAAAGCGATTCAACCGCAAATACGAGGTTTTCGAGCAACTTATCCGAGAGGAAGAAGCCGCGAAACTCGAGACCGGTGACGATGGCGTGTTTATTATGAACCGGGGCCAGATGATGGGTGTTCACCCCATAAAAGACGCTCCTCTTGATCAGATGAGATATCAGGAACTTGGATATCTCAGGCAAGAAATGAATGAATTATATGGCCAGAACACCGGAGAGAACAAGGGGCTGGCAACGGCAGAATCGGCAACTCAGGCGGGAATTTTAGACCGGCGCCTTGAGATCAAGGAAGGGGATTCTATGTCCATGGTTATTGATTTTGTAAGAGACATTGCCCGAAAACTTGATATGCTGGTTCAGGCTTACATCGAAAGAGACGAGGCGGTTAGGGTTACCGGCCCCGAGGGTGAATTCTGGGAGCTTGTAAAACCTGACGATTACGGCGAGATCGAGGGGGAATTTGAATACGAAACCAATGTGGGTTCCACCATACCGAGAATGCCCCAGATGGAACGGGCGAGCTGGCACGCTTTTTTGACCTTGATGTTTAGTTCGGAAGTTGGTTTATATTTTCTTACCTCCAAGCGGTTTGTCAAAAAGATGGCAGAAAATCACCACATTGAAGACGATGCGCTGGTGGAGGAAATAAGACAAATCGCGTTAAAGGCAATCAGCGATGGCATGGTTGGCGGTGGGGTGGGGAGTCAACCCGGAATAGGTGAAGATAGGCCGATTTCAGCGATAGGGGGCCAGGCCAGTGGCGGCTTTCAAGTATAAGAATGACGATATCCGCAAGGAGAAGTTCAAGCAGGATCAAGAAAGATACTTGGAGCTTGCGAAAGACGCAATCGATTTATCGATAGCGGCGTATGATGAAAATAAGATAGAAGTTGCCCATTACTGGCTGAAACTTGCTGATATATACTGCAAATTAATCATAGCCGAAAATGATAATTAGGAACGGGGTAATAAGGGGGGCAGCAATGCCTTGTGGCGGTAAAAAGAGAAGCGGCGGCAAGAAACGCCGAAGTACGAAAAAAGGGAAAAAATAATGCCGGAATTTGATGAACTTGTGCGCGGTGTTGCGAACAAATCACAAGAGAAAAATATTGACTGGAAGGGTGTTAGGTGTATCCCAAATACGGGGAAATACGAGGACAATACCGAAATGTGGCCGACTAAATTTGTTGTATTGCCGAGGGTTGGGGATTACGTTAGGTCGAGATCTGGCCGGCGGCTGGTTATCATTTCGATCACACATGGGTTCGGGACGGTTGAGGTTGAACTTGGAACCCGGGATACTGTGAATCCGACAAATTAAGGAGTACTAATGGCTTTTGAGAAAAAATCAAATGGAGTAACAAACGAATGGATAGCTACGGTGAAAGGTGCGGGGGCGATGAACGAAACCCTGACCCCCAATGGCGCA